GCATGGATGACGGGCCGCATTGGTGGTCATGGATGCTACACCCTGAGATCAAGCACTGTTATGTCGTCATTCCACACGACGGGCAATGGCTTGCACTGGGCAAGTCAACGGAAGGCATAGAGCTGATGATCGTCGATAACATTACGGATGTAGTCGAGAACGATATTCTGATAAAATCCAAAGTTACTAAGCCCAAACGTGGGCTATTTATGTTGAACACTTGCGTTGGATATACGAAGCAGGTGTTAGGAATTAACAAGCCGTTCATATGGACGCCTTATCAACTGTATCGGTATTTGGAGAAACAGAATGTCGGGTAAGCTAAGAAAGGATACACGACGCTTTAAGGAGTTTGAAAGCCGATTGCGGAAGAATCCTTTTGAAAGGCCGGACAAGGTAGCCGCTGTTCTTCCGGGTGGTCGAGCAAACCCAGCACGAACGACCGCTATGTATGGACTTTCAATGAACCCGCAGACCGACGAGGAAAGGCGTCGAGAACGCAATACGTTATTAGGTAGGAGTAACCGATAATGAAATCACCAAAGGCACCTAAGCCCACAGCACAGCAAATCGCTGTTGAGCGTCGTCAAGCGGCGGCATTAGATGAAGAGATCGCGGAGCAGGAAGAGCGCTTCCGTGCAATGGCTCGCGGTAAGCTAGGAACCAAGTCACTGTTGGGCGGCGTACCTCGTAGTCGTCAAGCGGCGGCAACTGGTGGCGGTCGTGGCGCACCAGCTCGAACAATGCTTGGCGGAGGCGGTGGAGTATCGCCATCGTCACCTCGTCGCGGCGGTGGTCGTCCCGGCACCTATCCCGGCACTATGCCTCAACTTCCATAGGTAAAAGCTATGAGCTTGCCCCCGCATCTAGGCTCGATCCATGACATAAAGGAACGAGAGCAAAAGGCGTTCAATACACAGTCGATGTGGCACGATCAGCTACAAGACGTGTATGAATATTTCTTACCTCAACGCAACTTGTTTGATCGTGATGACAAGGGCCAGAAGAAGATGGACCGCATCTTTGACTCGACTGCGTTGACAGCTATCCAACAGGGCGCAAGCAAGCTACAAGAGAACATTGCTCCGATCATGTCGCGTTGGGCTACCTTCCAGCCAACCGATGAGATCATCCGGTTACTAGAATCAGGGCAGTTCGACGTGTCTGAAGAGGACATTCGGGCGAACCTAGACCAGCAATGTGAGCTGGTATTCGACTATATCAACCGATCCAACTTCCATACGCAGTTTTATGAGGCCGCACTCGATCTATTGGTAGGCACAGCCACCATGAAGATTGAAGAGACGGACGATGAGACCAACCCTATTTGCTTTAGCACGATTCCACAGAAGGGCATCGCGTTTGAAGAGGGTCCGTATGGTGGCGTTGAGACGCACTGGCGACGTTTTGAGGTTAAGGCTCGGTTGCTAGAGCGCATGTGGCGAGGCTTTGAAGCGTCACAGAAAGTACGCAACATGATTGAGAACAGCCCTAACACCGAAGTCCGTGTATCTGAGGGGGTCATATTCGATCCTAAAGAGAAGAAGTATTACGGTTGCTTATGGGTAGCAGAGGAAAATGAGTTCTCATGGACTGAAGACTTCGGCCAATCAAGCCCTTGGGTTACTGGTCGCTACACTAAGGTAGCTGGCGAGGTCCGTGGTCGCGGTCCAGCTATGCAATCACTGCCTGATGTACGCTCATTGAACAAAGCCAAAGAGTTTGTATTGCAGAAAGCCGCAATCGACCTTGCTGGTATGTACACGGCTACTGACGACGGCGTTACTAACCCGTACAATATGGTCATTGCACCGGGTGTCGTGATCCCAGTCGGATCAAACAACACCAACAACCCTTCTATTCAACGTCTCGATACAGGATCGAACCTTGCTCTCGCGCAATTCGAAATCGTGGAGCTTCAGAACGCTATCAAGTTGGCACTGTTCAACGACTTGCGTGATCCTGCTGGTCCTGTTCGTAGCGCCACTGAGGTTGCTATTGAATCCCGAGAGCTTGCAAAACGGATCGGGTCGGCCTTTGGGCGACTTCAGACCGAGATACTCGTACCAATACTCAAGCGTGTCGTCGCAATACTGACTCGACGCGGCTTGATCGTCCCTATCGAGCTAGATGGGCGTGATGTGCAGATTAAGTTCACCTCTCCACTAGCACGGGCGCAGGATGGCGAGGATCTGTTAGCTGTTCAGCAAGCCGTACAGTTTGTATTGGGTACGTCCGGCCCTGAGCAAGTGCAGATAGCCTATAAGATCGAAGACTTTGGCACATGGGCGGCGAATAAGACGGGAATGCCTTCTGAGCTAGTGCGATCTGATATGGAGAAACAACAGATAATCCAAGCTGGCGCACAAGCCAAGATGATGGAACAACAACAACCAATGGAAGCTGAATGACTTGGGAAACAATTGAGGGCGCAAGCCCGGACGCCAAGAAACAGAAAGCCAAAGCACAAGAACAGATCACCCAAATGACCAAAGCCTATGCCCGGTGCTTCAATACTGAAGACGGGCAGAAGGTTTTAGAGGATCTGACACGGCGCTTTCTATTCGATAACTCAACAGCCCTATCTAGCCAGAACGTCGCGTATGAAGCGGCGTATCACAATGGCGAGGCGGGTGTAATTCGCATGATCATCCACTACATACAGCAAGCGGAGAGACAATGAGCGAAGAACCCAAGAAGCGAACGCGCAAAGCAAAGCCCAAGTATGAGGTGGCCGGTACAAATCTTGATCACCTAGCTACTATTAACTGCGAGCTTGAGTGGCTGACCCCATTGCATGAGCGGTATGGCTTCGAGAAGTTCGAGTATATCCACAAATTCCGTGCATTCCGGTGCTATAAGGACGGGCAACACGTTGATTGGATCGACGTCAACGACTTAGCCCTGATCAATGGCAAGCGGAGGCTGGAAGTTATCCTACTGAAACACCAACCCATAAGCCCTAAGAGGGCTGTCATTAACTATCCTTGGAGATAATCATGGAAGAACAGGCCGTAGAGAGTAACGATACCCTGACATCATTAGTAGATGCCGCTGAACCCACATTAGGTGAAGGCGAATTCTTTCTAAGTGAGGGAATCAAGGGCGTAGGCGATCAACCCGAGTGGTACAAAGCCGACAAGTACAAGTCAATTGCAGAGCAAGCCAAGGCATACACCGAGCTAGAGAAGAAGTTTGGCGGATTCACTGGCGCACCTAAAGACGGCTATTCAGTTGCTGAAGGTGTCGAGGCGGATGATGCGTTGTGGGGCGAGCTGGTTGAGTTTGGCACCAAGCAGAATATGTCTCAGGCCGCTATGAACGAGGCATGGGAACTACTAACCGCACAAGAGCAAGCCATTGAGGAGGTCTCACTTGAGACTGAGATGGCAAAGCTAGGTGATAACGCTGTTGAGCGTATCAAGGTTGTTGAACAGTACATGAAGAACAATCTCGATGGCGATACATACGAGGAACTCCGTTACGCTGTAAACAGTGCTGAGTCTGTCCAACTGATCGAGGCGCTGATCAAGTCAACCGCCCCTGCTAAGTTGCCGATTGATGGTTACATTCAACCCGGCGGCGTTACATGGGATGACATTGAGGCTGAGATGTTCAAGAAGCATGAGAGCGGTCAGATGCTCCGTGCAGTCGATCCCAACCATGAACGTAAGATACAGCGCATGATGAAAGAGTTTGGCGGTGATAAGCCATACGAACGCATTGTTGGCTGACACGTTTCTTGTGGTATCATAGAGAGATCGGATACCCCTTTCACAAGGCCCGGTAGTTTTTAGGTTGAACGACTGACCGACTGCCGGGTACTCAGTCCAAAACCTCTTAATCATTTTTTATACATTTGACATAGAGGAGACTGAATCATGTCAATTAATCTCTCCGCAGTAGCGGTAACTGAATTTGACAGCATGGTGAAGCACGCTTACGCGAACGCTGGCTTGCTCAAGAACGCTGTCACACTCCGAAACAACGTCGTAGGTGATACCTACAAATTCCGTCGTATGGGCAAAGGTCTTGCTAACCAGAAGGCTAGCTCTGCTGACGTAACTCCAATGAACGTAGGACACGAGTTCAAGACTGCGACCCTCGCAAACTGGAACGCACCTGAGTTCACTGACATCTTTGACGCGCAAGAAGTTAACTTCGACGAGAAGCAAGAGCTGGCAACTACAATCGCCGGTGCTTTGGGTCGTCGTTGCGATCAGCTCGTTATTGATGCAATGGACGCATGTACTCCACTGACAACTGCTGTTGCCGCTGGTGGTACTAACTTGACTATCGCGAAGGTAAACGACGCGCAGGTTGAGTTGCGTGATCAGGGTGTACCTAACACTGAGCTTTTCGCTGTAATCGAAGCTGGTGGTTTGGGCGGTCTGTTGAACGACGAGAAGGCAACTTCTGGTGACTATCAGGCGATCAAGGCTCTTGTATCTGGTGAGATCAACACTCTCGTTGGCTTCCAGTTCATCATCCTTGAGACTCGTGCCGAAGGCGGTCTGACTGAGGCGTCTAACATCGTTGACTCTTGGTTCTTCCAGCGTCCATCGGTTGGTCTTGCTGTCGGTATCGACATGAAGACTGAAATCAACTACGTCCCTGAGAAGACCTCTTGGCTTACCAACGGTATGCTGAAGGCTGGCTCTGTTGTACGCGACGAAGGTGGTTTGGTTAAGGTCCAGTACGACAAGACTGCATAAGTCTTACCCGGCCCCTTCGGGGGCCATTCTATTTCTAGGTGAGTTATGGCGAGCAAGATCGACTTAATCAGCAATGCGCTCATTCTGATCGGGGATACTCCGATTAATTCACTGACGGGTGGATCACGGCGCGAGACTGTCGCAAACAATCTCTACGACAACATTGTCCAGAACGAGCTAACAAAGCATCGTTGGGGCTTTGCACGTCGTAAGGCACAGATATCGAAGCTGACAGACACCCCGATTGATCCTAACGGCTGGAACAGCATCTACCAGCTACCCGCTGATTTACTATTCCTAATCACTGTTTCCCCTGATGCTAGTTATCAGGTGTACGGCGATAAGGTTTACAGCAATTCATCGCAAGCCCTGTACGCTGACTACATTGCAAACGTCACTGAAGATGAGTGGCCCGTGTACTTTTCCAAGATGATTGAGTACGCGCTAGCTATGGACTTCGCGGCAAGCATTAGAGACAGCTCTGCGGCACGAGGTGAGATGGCGTCGGCTTATGTGAATGCGTCCCGTATGGCGCGATTCACGGACTCTCAGCAACATCCTACGCAACCGATACGAAGCAACCCATTCACTAATGTGAGGTTCTAATGGCTAAGACTCGATTCATTCAGTCTAGCTTTGTAAGTGGCGAGCTATCCCCGTTACTGAAGGGCCGCATTGATATCAACCAGTATTATCAGGCGGTAGAGACTGCCGATAATGTTGTGATCGTTCCTCAAGGCGGGATGAAGCGTCGTCCCGGCACTGAGTTTATTGCTGAGTGCGTAAGGGGCATCACAAAGATGTCGCCGACGTACACAATGCCCAATGGCGGTACTTCCTCTGCACTTAATGACGACGATGACACCACAACAACCTCGACAACTACAGCAATCGGTACGAATGATCCGTATGTTGTGGCAAAGATGGACTTGCTATCTGCTCAGGCGATTAAGTTTGTAGATATTCGGCAGATCAGCATATCTAGTGGCACCAGCACAGAGTTTAAGGTTCAGTATTCTACTGACGACGTAACGTATACCGACGCAGAAGACGTTGCCTTGATCGGAACTAACCCACAAGACTTCCGGTTATTGGTTGATCAGACAGCGCGTTACTGGCGTCTTGCTCGTGTTGGCGCTACTGACTTGGGATCGGCTACGGTAACAATCGCTGGCCTGTCTTTGTATCAGGAGTCAGCAACCCTAAGCACTCCGCGTCTAGTGGACATGAGTGTTGAGGATGATCGGCATTACCTGATCGAGTTTACGCGGGACAACATAGCGATCTTCCGGTCTCGACTTGTCGGCTCTAATATACAGACCACGCGAGTCGCGGATATCAAGCCTACTTATACCGCTCTTTCATCGTCTGACATCGAAAACATACGTGTTGCACCGATTGAGAACGTGATCTTAATCTTCGGCAACTTTGAGCCAATGCGACTTGTAAACCTTGGCACCGATGATGATTGGTTCTTAGACAATATTCCGTTTACCAATATCCCGCAGTACGACTTTGACGATGAGTTAAGCCCAACACCTGTTAACGAAGTTCAGTTAATGGGCATTCATCATGGCGGTCAGGCATGGAAGAAAGGCGAGCGCTTTGAAATTGATATTGAAGGCGTTACGTCGAAATCAATTACTTATGCAGGTGAAGGCACTTCCGATGAAATCGCCTCCACTGTCTTTAATATCCAAAAGAATCTGCAAGAGATGCCTGTCTTTGGAGAAACGGGGGTTCTTGTCGAGCAAATAAGTCCTCACAACTTTCGAATCACTATATCAGGCGAATCAACAAAAGACTTTGAGTTGTTTTCTGCGTATGTGACCGAAGGCTCTACAAATCACGAGATTGAGTTTACAAAAGTTCCGCCTGCTGGCTCTCCGCGCAAAGAGGATGTCTGGTCTGCTACTCGTGGATATCCCAAGAGCGCGTGTTTCTACGAAGGCCGATTGGTACTTGGCGGCACTCGATCTAAGCCACAGTCGATCTTCATGTCTAAGACCGGATCATTCTTTGACTTCGACATTGATGACGGCGATGACGACGAGGGAATCTTTGCGACTATCTCAGCTCGCAAGCTGAATGACATCATTGATGTGTACCCCGGTCGTAACTTGCAGATCTTTACGTCGGGTGCTGAGTTCTCAGTAACAAGCAGACCCGTCACCCCATCGAATATCAGCATCCAGCCACAGACATCGCATGGCGCAAGCAACATTGAGGTGCAGGATGTTGATGGCTCGACCTTGTTTGTGGACCGGCACGGCAAGTCCCTCTTAGGCTTCCTGTATTCGTTCAACGAGGACGCTTACACTACAGACGATAGATCGGTACTGGCCTCTCATTTAATCAACCAGCCGGTCGATATGGCGCTTCTAGCGGGTACTGCGAGCGATGACGCTAACTGGTTGTTCATTGTTAACAGTGACGGCTCCGCAACAATCTTGAATACGTTGAGAAGTCAGGACATCAACGGCTTCACTAGCTGGAACACAAGCGGCGACATCAAGAGCGTTTGCGTAGTAGATGATCAGCTATTTATGACGGTACAGCGCACTGTAAACAGTGTTGCGAAACTGTTCATTGAGCGCTGGGACTTCGCCTATCTCATGGATTGCTCGATCAAAAACACTCAAATAAGCGGCGTCATCGGCGGACTGGACCATTTGGACGGTGAATCGGTCAAAGCGATTACGCGAGAAGGCCTCCAAGACAAGAACGAGGGCTATGTGCTGTCGTCTTATACGGTGGCTAGTGGGCAGATCACGCTTGATGCTGGTGAGCAGTACTCGCTAACCACGTATGAGGTTGGCTTACCCTTTGTCCCCACAATAAAGCCCATGCCACTAAACACGAACATTGGATCAGGCCAGAACCAGATGCGATTGAAGAAGATCGTACGCATAAACGTACGTGTCTACGAGTCATCGGGCATCTATATCGACGGCATCCCTGTTCCCATTCGATCGTTTGGCGAGGCAGGTATCACGTCACCACTTACTAACGAGTCTATTGTCCCCACAAGTGGCATAATAGAGGACGTTTACGATATTAACGGCTGGGGTAGAGAGGTCATACCGACGATTACTTGTCCTGATCCTACGCCCATGCACATACAAATGATTGAATACGAGGTCGAAGGTAACTGATGAACCTTGCCCTACAGGATGGAATCTTCAAAGCGCAAGACTTGATGCTTCAAATGCCTCAAGCCGAGACGGTTGTGACTGATCACTTTGCCGATGGTCTATATGCGCGTGAGTTGTTCATCCCAGCGGGTGTTTGCTTGGTCGGCGCACTACATAAGACCAATCACATATTCACAGTCTCACAAGGCGAGTGCTACGCAGTGACACATGAAGGCAAGGAACACATTGTTGCACCGTATACAGGACAAACTAGGCCCGGCATGAAGCGAGTTATCTACGCAGTAACAGATACGGTATGGACGACTTACCATCCTACCGATGAAACCAATCCTGAGAAGATTGCCGAGCAGATATTGGAGACTGAACAATGAGTTGGGTTATTACGGCGATTGCTTTGACTGGTACAGCTGTATCGGCTTATGGCCAAGTTCAAGCTGGCAAGGCTCAAGAAGAGCAGATGAAACAGCAAGCAAAACAAGAAAAGTTGGCCGCAGAAAGCAGAGAGCTACAGCGTCGAGAGGAATTAAATCGCGCATTAGCTTCTAATATTGCGGCTCAATCTGTAGCAGGAATTGCGGGGGAAGGTACGCCAGCAAGTCTGGCGTTGGAAAGCGCAAAGAAAGCAGGGCTTAGTGAGGCGACTATTGATTTGTCAGAAAAGCTAAGACAGTCAGCCTTGATACGAGCAGGTAAAACAGCTAAACAAACTGCATACATTGGGGCGGCCGGAACATTGCTAAGTGGAACTGCCACGGCTCTTGATGCTAGTGGCAAATTTGAGGATTAGTAATGGCTCAAAAGCGCATTGAATATTATGGCAAGTTTACGCCTACAGGAGTGGATGATTACTCGGATCGTCGTGTTCGTGCGCTTGCAGGATTGGCTGAACAGGTTGGTGATCTGGCATTAGGCTTTGCTGAAAAGAAAAAGAAAGAACGGCAAGCTGTTCAAGAGCAGATTGATACAGAGCAATCTATTAGGGATGGTTTAGTTGCTGGCGCCGGCTTTGCGGCTACTGGCGATCGTCCTGAGTTAAGAGTGTACGATGAGTATTCGACACTGCAACAAGACGTTGAATTCAACAGAAACGTTCTTGCTGGTTATGAGGCTGGCGCTAAAAACTCATTAAGAACGAAAATTGAGCAGTTTGCCAAAGAAAACCCAACTGATTACGCTGAATTTGAAACGCTGTCTAAAGGCGCGTTTGAGGGTGTGTATAGCGCCACGCCTGAGTTTTTAAGGCCGGGCATCCAATCGTATTACGATCAAATGCTCAAGACGAACGGATCGCCAATTGCTAAAGCTGAAAGGAAGGCTTTAGCCGATCAAGCATCTGCTGAAACTAATACGCTTATTGAAAGTGAATCAGTAAACATTCTTAACTTAGCGAGAATGCAAGACTCTGAGGGTGTGCGAGTTGCATATCAGAACAGGCTTGATCTTGCCGCACGAGATCCCAATTTAAGCAAAGAGCAGTTTGCAGAGGAAACGCTAAAGCTAAATGATCAAATTGTAGAGCAATATGCTATTGGCAAAATTGACCGAGCTTTAACAGAAAACGAAAACTTAACGCCTATACAAACAATTGAAGAAGCAAGAAATATTATTTCTAGCATTAAGGAATCGGATGTTTACAGCATAGAGAACCCGATTGATCCTGATACTTCAATTACTTTAGATCCGGAAGAGCGCGATGCTCTTATCGACAAGCTAGAGCAAAGGGTCGATGACTACGAAAAGGCAGAGATTCAAAAGGCAGAGCAAGCATTTGAAGTAAATAAGATTACTCAGGCTCAAAACTACACCGATGCCATGAGCATGGCTCAAGACCCAAGCATTTCAAACGAGCAAAAAATTGTTTCTATTAATGAGGCAGAGATGCTCGGGCAGATTGGTGATAGGCCGGCAAGTCTTTTGAGGGCGTATGTAAACTCAGTAGATAAGCTGAAGGCGACAAGTAACTCGCAGAAGTTTGGAGATATTATATCAAGGGTTTATGACTTAAATGCTCAACTAGAATTTGATCCAAGTGGCGCTCCGTACTTGACTGGTATTGCCAATCTTAAAGAAGAGGTTATTCAGGCTAGAATTTCTGGTGATTTAACACAGGAAGATGAAACAAAAATATTAAAGCAAATGGATAATTTAACATTGGCAAAAATTGCTGGTGCTACTACCGAAATTGCGTCAACTTGGACTCAGGCCAGCAGAATTATTAAAACGTCACTACCGCCCGATCTTAATGGCGTTGCGGTTAGGTTATTGTTTGAGCGAGTGGAACTTGAAAAGCAAAGCCTTGAAGAGCAAGGGCAGACAATTACAAGAACAATTGAGCGTAATTTATGGACTAAATACGCGTCTGAAGTGGTGAATGAAGTCCAAAACACTCGGCGCAGTGAAGTAATGACTCAGGTTCGTGAGGTTTTATCGAAGCCAGAAGAATTAAACAGAGAAGAGTCACAAGACAAAACAGTAGGTCGCTTTCAAGTAAAGGTGGTTGAGTAATGCCTACTTATGAAGTAACGGACTCTGTTACTGGCCGCACGTTATTGCTAACCGGCGATTCACCTCCTACTGATGCAGAGCTTGCGGAAGTTTTTAATGCTTACTCGGCAGAGCAGTCTGATCCTGTTCAGGTAGACATTCCTAAAGCTAATTCATTGGCATTGGATAATGTAATCAGCTCTGATACTGAAGGCGAAGAAGCACAAGCGTTATTTGATGAGGATGAGCGTCAACGTCAATCAATGCTTGAGATTGCTAATACTCGATTTCCTGCCGATGTTTTAAAGTCATGGGAAAACAACCCAATAGGTTTTGGAGAGGCGGGCGATTTTCTTGATTGGTCTCAGGTGTTGCCGGGCGGGGGTTTAGTTCAAGGTGCAAAGTCATTAGAGCTTCTTTCTATTTCTAAAAAAATAGAGAACGGTCAAGAGCTAAAACCAAACGAACAAGAAACAATAGATACTTTTATTAACAAACAGCTTGAGATGTCTGTTCGAGGCATGAATTACGGCGGCAAGTTTAGGTATTATGGCGAGCAGATGCCGGCCTTTATGCTTGAGTTTATGGCTACTGGCGGCATAGGCAAAGCGGCTCAAACAGCTACAGTACAAGCATTAACTAAAGGCGCGGCAAAAACAACAACCCAACAATTTGCTATCCGGCAAACAGGTCGAGTTGCGCGAGTAGCGGCACAATCAGCGGCTATGGTTCCTATGACGGTTAGGAATTATGGCGAACAACGATTAGGGCCGTGGGCAGTTAGCGATAAAGGGCAAATACTATTTCAAGAATCTAAAGACAGCCCGGCAAGTAGCGCACTAAAAGCGCTGGCATATACCTCGGTTGAAGTAGCAAGTGAGTTGTCTGGAGCCAGTCTAAACAAGTACCTAATAAACCCTGTTACTAATCGGTTAAAAACGCCATTGATTAGTGCCGCCAACAAACTACCCGAAAAGCTAAAGATGGGCTTGTTTGAAGCATATAAAAAACTTGACCCGAATGCGCGCGTTAGCGAGGTTTTTACTCGTGCTGGGTGGAACGGAATGATTGCGGAGCTGGGGGAAGAGCGCGTAGCAGATGTTCTACGTGAAACAGTAAATCTAACGCTTGAAGAAGGCTATACCTTTGATCAGGTATTAGAAGGGATAGTTCCGTCTAAAGACCAGCTATTGCTTGAAGCTGGTTTAATCGGAGCCTTTGGTGGCGTTAAGACGTCTGCAAACATAGTAACCAACATTCTAATTAACAAGGGAATGACAAAAGATCAGGCAGAAGAAGCCGTCTCAAATATGAATGTTTCCGAGCAGGAATCAATAATTGACGAGTCGCTTTATGTCCCGACAGCGACCGAAGAGGCTGTAAAGGAAATTGAAACCGGCGTAGAGACTATTCGTGCCGATGCTTTAGAGGCGTACGACCAGTATCAGCAGGGCGAAATCGACTCGCTAATTGAAGTTAAAAATCAAACACTGGCGAAATGGAATCGCAAATTAAATGCGGCCAAGCGAGATAACACTAAGTTGGCGCGCGTTATTGCAAAAGCTGGCGGTATTAACGTTGAGTCTATCGTTTCGGAGTTTGGCTTTGATGCAACCGATTTGCGGGCTGTAAACAAGAGAATGAGCGCAACTGTATTTAGGGTTGATGGCGGCTGGTCGTTTGATGAGGTTTTTAATATTCAGTCGGATTACTGGAATGAAACGACAGACGTTTCTGAAATTGTAGATGTTATCGGTCAGATGGTTGCCGACCCTACATTCCCCGCGTATCCCGAAAAACAAGCACAGCAAGAGGCTATTGAAAACGAAATAGAACAACTTGAGCAGTTAAATGAGCAAGAGTTAGAACGGCTTTTTACTAAATTCGACCGTGAAGATGCAAGCGATATTGTTGAGCTAGAAAGCTTATCAGCGCAAGAGTTAGAGACTGCTATTGATCAGCAGTTTTCTGGGATTACTCAGCAAGAATTTGAAAACAATGTTCGTGAGTTAGAAGCGTACATTGAGACCGAGGGCGATGTTTTTGGCGGCGGAGATACAATTATTGAGTCGCAGACCGATGCGGCTGTTCAGCAAGAACCTACAGCAATAGCCCCGCAAGAAAGCATTTTTAACGATTTTTATTATCAGTGGTTTGATGATCTTGGAGCATTTAGGGACTTAGCAACTGAAGCAATAAAACGCGGCTTAAAAACAAGAGTTGGCCGAGATTTGCGTTATTTATACCGGGCGTATAACGGCGTTGTTGGCATGGCGACGCAAAACATTATTGGCAATACTTATTACATTAATAGTGATGGGCAGGCCGTTATTACTGGAAAAGGTTTAAAGGCGATATTAGAGGATTTTGATAACGCTGTTTTTCAGATTGAGCCTAACAAAGCCAATAGGAAAAAAGACTTTACCGATTACTTGATTGCGCGTCGTTACTATCAAGACTTGCAGTTGCGTAAAGACGTTGAGGTTAGCGATAAGCAAAAAATTGAGACGGCGGAAACGCTAGACCGGCTTGCGTTAAAGTATGGAGATGCGTTGGTTTGGTTTGATAGCTCGGCCAAAGAGGTATATGACTATCAGACAAGAATGCTCAATCTGCTAGTGCAATCTGGAAATATGTCGCAAGAGACATTCGACAAGATTCAAGAAACCAATCAGAACTACATCCCATTTCAGCGTGTTTTGGATGAAGAGTTTGGCGAGTACGGTGCCAGCACAAAAGGTAAGTTGTTTACTAACGCCACCATAAACAAAGTTATTAAAAAGATTGTTGGATCGGAAAAAGAGATTAAAGACCCGGTCGAATCAATCATTAAAAACACTTTTAGAATTGTTGATCTTGCTTGGCAAAACCGGGTTGCTCAATCGATTACGGATATGGCTCCGATAATGGAAGAGTACATTGAGCCAATGAAAGTCCCGATGGATAAGATCATGGTAGATGGCAAAGCTGTTTACCGGCCAAGTAAAGTTGTCCCAAAAGACGCGATTATTGTTTTTAAAGACGGGAAGAAAAAGTTTTTCCGTGTTGATCCTGCAATTCTTAAAGCAATGGAGCAAATGCAACCAGAGCAGTTAAGTTTTGTGACCCGCATTTTTTCGCCAATATCTGCTTCGGCAAAGTTGTTAAGGTTTGGCGCCACTTTGACTCCTGATTTTTGGACAAGAAACGTATTGCGAGATATGCTAAGTTCGTTTATTCAGTCTCCAGCGCGGCCCACTCCGGTAATTGATCCAGTCAGAGGCTTGGTTGCGCTAACCAATAGGGCTGACTTGCACCAGAAATGGATGGCGTCCGGCGGATCGTTTAACAGCTATATGGAGCTATCTGACAACGGATTACAGAAGGCACAACAAGAACTTCTTAATCCAGAGAGCAAGATAGCTAGATACCTAAAAAACCCTCTTAGAGTGCCAAATGATATTAGTCTTGGATTAGAGCAGTCAGTAAGGATTGGCGTATTTAATGCGGCAAAAAGAAAAGGCGCATCTGACTTAGAAGCGGCTTATGAGTCCAGAGACGCAACGCTTGATTTTGCTAGAGGCGGTAGAGCGTCAAAGGCTATCAACCGTTACGTACCGTTTTTTAACGCTGGTATGCAAGGTGCAGATAAGTTATATCGCTCTATGCGAGACAATCCTAAAGCCACAATAATGTGGGCAACAGCAACTATTACAACGCCAAGTGTTATATTGGCTGGATATTACCTATACGCCGCGCCAGAAGATGAACGCCAAGAATACGCAGAAATACCTCAATGGCAAAAAGATATGTTTTGGGTGTTTAAGTCTGGCGACACATGGCGCCGAGTTCCGAAGCCGTTTTCATTGGGTTACATATTTGGAAGTGTCCCGGAGCGGTTCCTTGCATGGATGGGGACCGAAGATATGCAAGAGGGCGAAAAGTTTTGGCTGGACATAGTTAAAGGTGTTGTTGGGTCTGTTAGCCCAATTTACGATCCTAGTGCTGTTATACCGCCTTTGGTAAAGGTGGCGATTGAAAGCACGGCTAATTACAACTTTTTTCAAGACAGGCCAATTTATCCTGATTGGATGGATGATTTGCCTCCAGAAGAGCGCAAGACAAAAGGCACTAGCGAAGTAGCTCAGGAGCTTGGCGATTTGCTAAAAGTGTCTCCAGCTAAGATAGATAACGCTTTGCGTGGAACACTTGCAGGAAGCGCACAGTATGCTACTGATGCGGGTGATTTTATTATCAATGAAGTTAGAAAGTGGAACGGCGAAGAGATTCCTGCCGATCCTACTAGCCCCGTAGACTATCCAGTAATTCGAGCATTTACAATGAGATTTCCGACTGGTGGTGTCGCTGAAAGCACTCAGACGTTTTATGAGTCTGCGAAACTTGCTACTCAAGTTAAGAACAAATTAAAAGATTTAAAAGGCGATGAAAGAGCGGAGTATCGAGAACAAAACCGCGCCATAGTTCAAGCGATCCCATATTTTAAATCTAGCACAAAGGTAATACGTAAGCTCAATAAGCGTAGGAATTTGATATATGAAAACCTCGTAATGACCGGCGAAGAGAAAGAGAAAGAGTTGCGGGTTATTGACGATATGATTTTGGCTAGGGCAAGACAGGCTAATGAGCGATATGCCCAATACATTAAAGAGTTAGAGTGACAAGGTATAGATCGAAGAAAGGCGATTTACTTGGTAAAATATTCGAAAACGGGTGACTTATGACAGTAGCAGACAATACAAGCCGTAACCAATATACCGCGACTTCTGATCAGACGGTATTCGCATACACGTTCGAGATCGTAGACAAGGACGATATTGTCGTATTGAAGAACGGCACTACCCTCTCAGAGGGTACAGATTACGCTGTATCAGGCGTAGGCACTGATAGTGGTGGCAATATAACCCTTACCGTTGGGGCGTCTACAAGCGACGTGCTGACCCTGTACAGGGACATGCCCTACTCGCGGACCCAGAACTACACAAACTCTGGTGACTTCCTAGCCTCTGACGTAAACAGCGACTTTGATAATCTATGGTTAGCAGGTGAACAGACTAACCGGGCATTTGAGCAATCTGTCCGAAAGCCTATTACCGATTCTGACTCTATCTCGATGGAGCTACCCGAAGCATCTAGCCGAGCTAACAAGCTATTAGGCTTTGATGCTACTGGCGCGGTGTCTACTTCACTGGTTACTGATGACGCTGAAACCATTGCTGGTATCGCGGCTGATATTGAAACGCTTGCCCATATCCAAGACGGTACAGTCGCAACGGATGCAATCACCAACGTCAACACCATTCGCACTGATGTCACTGCTGTGTCGGGAGTGGCGTCTGATGTAACTGCGGTAGCTGGCAATACTACAAACATCAATACGGTTGCCACTGACTTATCTGGCGCTGACGATATCGGTACGGTTGCAGGATCAATTGCTAACGTCGATACCGTTGCCGGAGATATTGCTAACGTAAACTCTGTCGCAGGTAACTCGACAAATATCAATACCGTAGCCACCGACCTTGCAGGTGACAATGACATCGGTACCGTTGCCGATAACGACACCTACATTAAAACAACTGCGTTAAGTATCAACGAAGTCATAGCGACTGCCGGTAATGCGGCAAACATTAATACGGTTGCTTCAAATATCTCTAACGTCAATGCCGTTGGTGGTGTTTCCTCTGACGTTACGACGGTTGCCGGGATCTCAACTGAGGTTACTGCGGTCTCGTCTAACGCAACCAACATAAACACAGTCGGCACTAACATCACTAATGTTAATAATGTTGGCTCGAACATTGCCAATGTAAATACGGTTGCCGGTCTTGAGACAGAGATCAACGCTGTCGTTGCAGATGAGGCGGATATTGGCGTCGTTGGTGCAAACATCACTAGCGTCAACACGGTATCTAGCAACATTAATAGCGTTAATGCTGTATCGAACAACATGGCTGACGTTAACAATGCGGCGGCTAATGCTACTGCGGCGGCGGCTTCTGCGGCTGATGCCAATACAAGTGCAGGTGCGGCGGCAACAAGTGCAAATGCGGCCTCAAGCAGTGCAAGCAATGCGTCATCTAGCGAGTCTGCGGCTCTTACTAGCGCGAACAATGCTTCTCAGAGTGCGGCGACAGCATCGTTAAACGCATCAGCGGCGGCAACTAGCGCAACAAACGCTTCTAGCTCTGCGGCTAACGCGGCGACCAGCGAGTCAAATGCTGATAACAGTGAGACTGCGGCGGCGATCTCTGCGTCTAACGCTTCATCTAGCGCGTCTACTGCGTCAAACAATGCAATCTCGGCGGCATCGAGTGCGACCTCTGCAAGTAACTCTGCAAGTCAGGCGGCGTCTAGTGCATCGGCGGCGGCTACCAGTGCGACAAACTCCGAGACTGCGGCTGATACATGGAACAGCTACTACTCAACTTACCTTGGTGCGTCTGCTACAGCTCCATCTTATGACTTGTTAGGCCAGCCATTGCAGGATGGTGCGCTGTACTTCAACACGACTGACGACACTATGTATGTGTTCAACGGCTCTATCTGGATTGCCGCTGAAAGCACAATCAACATTGTCTCTGTTCCTACACAGCTTGCCGCTGATCTAACGACTAACGGCAATGACATCATCTTTGGTGACAACGATAAAGCAGTGTTCGGTGCTGGCTCAGACCTACAGATTTATCATGATGGGTCTAATAGTGTTATTAAGGATATCGGTACTGGGGACTTAAAAGTTCAGGGCAACGGCTTAAAGCTACAAAACCCTAGCGGTGAAACTTTCATAAACTGCGTAAGTAGCGGTGCTGTTGCACTTAGGTATGATGACGCAACCAAACTATCCACCACCTCCACAGGCGTCGACGTAACTGGTACCGTGACTTCTGATGGTTTGACTGTTGATGGTGTTGCTAATTTCAATGCAAACAACATTAATTACACAGGGTCTTCTCCTCGTATTAATTTTTATGAGAATGACGTTACTGATTTAAACTCTCAGCTAATAAATACACTTGGCGATTTCTTCATTAGAACCGTTAGTGATGATGCAGGAACAACTACTAATAGGTTTAGTTTAGACCACGCTACAGGCGATGTGTCGCTGTTTGAGGATACGGGGACGAACGCAAAGTTCTTCTGGGATGCGTCTGCGGAGCGGTTAGGTCTGGGGACTAGCAGTCCGTCTGAAAAGCTTACAATATCAGCAAGCAATTCAGGTGGTGCAAACAATAACACATTAAGATTTGTTGATACTGACATTACTACACAAGCAAATCAAAGCATTGGAAAAATTGAATTTGAAACGAAAGACACCAATAATGCTGGAGTAAACGCTTTCATAAATGCTTTTTCTGAAGGCTCTGGCGGCACTGGCGCTTTGTCTTTTGGCACGGGTTCAGCAGGTGCAACAGAACGCATGCGCATAGACTCAAGCGGCAACTTGTTGGTGGGAACTACTACTGTACAAGGTGCAGGTGGAGTAACTTTATCTGGTGCAGGCTATGTCTATTCATCAAGACCAAGTTCCGTTGCTATTTACGCAGATAGAACAGGCTCAGATGGTGCTATCCAAGAGTTCCGCAAAAGCGGCACAACAGTCGGTAGTATTGGTACTGCTAATGGAGATTTACACATTGATGGTGGAGCTAGTCATTCAGGTGTTCGTTTTCAGGCAGGTAGTTTATTACCAAGATTAAATGGCTCAGACACCGACGGAACTGTGGACCTTGGTTACGACGACGGTACAGCTACACATCGTTGGAAAGACCTCTACCTGTCAGGCGTTGCTTACATTGCAGGAACTACTGGCAGAGGATTAAGAATATCAAATGCGACTGAAAACTATACAAATAATATAGCTGTTTTAGACGCTCAACATAGCCAAGGTATTTTGCAGTTTAAAACCGCTGGTAGTGAAGCCGCAAGAATTGATAAAGACGGAAATTTAGGTCTGGGGACTAGCAGTCCAGCTACGCCTTTACACATAAGCACTAATGTACAAGCTGTAGCGCAATTAGAAAGCGCACACGCTAATGGTTCTTATGCAATTTGGGCTGTAGGCGGTACTAAGTTTGGAGATGTGGGTTCTAATAAAGGAATTTCTGGGTCAGGTAATACAACTGACTTTATGATTGCCTCTAGGTCAACTTACCCCTTACTTCTTGGCACTGGCTCAACAGAACGCATGCGCCTCGACTCAAGCGGCAATCTCTTGGTGGGTAAAACTATCGCTACAGATACTGTTGCAGGTTTTGCTGTTCGTTCTTCTAATTACATTTCAACAGTTAGAGACGGTGGAGTAACAGGCATATTTAATCGCTTAACCTCTGACGGTTCTATTGTAGAATTCCGCAAAGACAGTACAACAGTCGGTAGTATCAGTGTCACAGGCACTGCAACAACTTACAACACCTCATCAGACCAACGCCTCAAGGAAAACATTGCAGACGCTGATGACGCAGGTAGCAAGATAGACGCTATCCAAGTACGCAAGTATGACTGGAAAGCTGATGGCTCTCACCAAGACTACGGCATGGTTGCTCAGGAGCTACAGACTGTTGCACCTGAGGCTGTGTCTGTAGGCGAAACCGAAGAAGACATGATGGGCGTAGACTACTCAAAGCTAGTGCCTATGCTTGTAAAAGAAATTCAATCACTACGTGCGCGAGTCGCACAACTCGAAGGAGAAAACTAATGGCTACATGGACAATCGCAAATCTTGAGCGAGAATTGTCAGATGGCGGCGTAATCGTTGCACACTGGCGCGTAACTAAAGAAGAGACAGTGGGAGAGATGACTTATTCATCGTCATCCTATGGAACTTGCGGGTTTACATACGACCCAGCGGACCCCTCATTTGTCCCCTACGACTCCCTAACCGAAGCCGACGTATTAGGCTGGGTATGGAATGAAGTTGATCGTGATGGAATAGAGGCGGCACTAGCGGCTGATATCGAGTCAGAAAAGAACCCAACGTCTGCTGACGGGGTTCCGTGGTAAAATTAACCACTTCAAAAACGACACTTCAAAGAGGGAAGGTATGAGCGAATTTGTTATTGACGGGCAGGAAGTTGATGTTGAGGCGTTAAGCGATAACGGTAAGGCCGCTTTGCAAAAGGCGGTTCACTTGAATCAACAGCTCCTAAGTCTTGAAGCGCAGAGGCAGGATCTAACCTTACTGGTTAACCATTATGCCGCTATCGTGAAAGACGAGATCCCGGAAGAGGAAGAGTAATGTCTGAGTCCTTGCTTGATCGAATCGGAGTCTCTGGTTACAACAAGCCAAAGAGAACACCGAAGCACCCAAAGAAGTCGCACGTTGTTGTGGCGAAAGAGGGCGATCAGGTGAGGACTATTCGCTTTGGACAACAGGGCGTATCTGGCTCCCCGGCTAGAGAGGGCGAGTCTGAATCGGCACGTAAGCGCAGAAAGTCATTCAAGGCGCGTCATGCCAAGAACATAGCCAAGGGCAAAATGTCTGCGGCTTACTGGGCAAACAAGGAAAAGTGGGCATGAGAAAGCCAAAGAAAGGTTTGTACTACAACATACAAAAGAAGCGAGAGCGTATTGCGTCTGGCTCTGGTGAGCGTATGCGTAAGCCCGGTGCTAAGGGCGCGCCAACTGCTAAAGCGTTTAAGGATGCGGCTAAGACTGCAAGGAAGTAATGATTGATCCGGTCACTGCCGCCGCCGGATGTGCCAAAGCCTACGCCATGGTTAGAGGCATGGTCGAAGCCGGTAGATCCGCTGAGGACACGCTATCTCAAATCGGCGTTTGGTGGGGGCATTACAGTGACGCGATGGAGTGCGACAAGAAAGATCCGTCGCCCTTCCGCAAGGTGGTATTCGCTAAGAGTGTACAGGCTGAAGCCTTAGAACGCTTTGCCAGACAGCAAAAGCTGAGAGCGCAAAGGCGCGAGATCGTTTTGCTAATCAAGTATACCTATGGCGATGACGGCTTAGAGGAGTTCAGACAGCTACAAAAGACTATCAGCCGGGAACGCGAGCTGACGATCTACAACCAAAAGAGACTGAAAGAAAAAATACTGGCAGGAATTCTTGGTATAATCGGAGTCATACCCATTGTATTTTTGATTTGGTTAATTGTTGATAAGGGCGGTAAATGAGATGGATGTGGCACAGGAAGCACTGATTAAACTAGAGGCGCACGAGAAAGAGTGCCTGATCAGATACGAGAACATCCAGCGCCAACTTGATGAGCATAACGTTCGCTTCGATAAGCTAGATGCCGCGATGAACCGCCAGCTCATAGTTATTATGACCGTCATCCCGTTAGTCATCGGCGTCATAGAGTTCATCCGATGATTGAACACCTCATAGGCCCTGTTACTGGGCTACTCGATAAGTTTGTAGAAGACAAAGATCAGAAGGCTAAGTTAGCCCACGAGATCGCAACACTAGCTGAGAGGCAAGCACATGAAATTGCAAAATCTCAAATCGAAGTTAACAGAGCTGAAAGCCAAAGCGGTAGCGTATTTATCGGCGGGTGGCGTCCGGCTACCGGTTGGGTATGTGTTCTCGGTTTTGGCGTCAACTTTCTTGTTATTCCTCTTACTAACTTGTTTCTTTCTATAACTGAGAACCCCTTGCTTGTTCCGTCACTGGACGTTAGCGAGATGATGCCTGTCCTGTTAGGGATGCTGGGATTGGGTTCGATGCGTACCGTAGAGAAAACTAAGAACGTAGCAAAGCAATGACCTACAAGTTCTTCAGACTCGAAGAGTTCAACTGTACCCACACGAATCGCAACGAGATGGACCATGAGTTTCTAGTAAAGCTCGATGAGTTGCGTGAAAAGGTAGGATTCCCGTTTCGCATTACTTCTGGCTACAGGGATGCAACCCATCCTGCTGAGGCGCGTAAAGCTGAACCCGGTACAGGCACACACTGCCAAGGGATCGCGGCTGACATCGCCGTGTCTAATGGCTTCGAGCGTATGAACATCGTGCATGAGGCAATCAAGATGGGATTCTCTATCGGCGTTGCTAGAACCTTCGTACACGTTGACGATCGAAAGACCACTCCGGTCATGTGGACTTATTCATAAACATAAACTGTTTGCATTCTCCCAAAACATAACGTAAAGTGTTTGGTGTTCCATGTGGAACTAACCAAGGGAGAAGCAAAATGTCAGAATTTGATTTCTACGAAATCGTTACTCAATACCCAGATTGGGAAGAGAACATTGATTGCATTGAAGACATGGACATTCGCCGTGACTTAATGCGTCAAGTCGAACGCGACTCATCCGAGCTTGCACCTACCGCCGCACACCAAACCGGATCTGAACTGGAATTCGTTGACATGATTTTCAACGACCAGATGGACCCTGCTGATGTCGTTAACAAACTCCGCACAATGCTTTGGAACTACGCCAAGCCGATGACCATTGAGGCCATTGCCGATGAGCAGTCAAAGTACGCTTATGAAATGGATATCAAGCCTGAGACGGCGCTCGATCTGGGGGTGCGTGACAGTGACTTTTGATACCGAAGAAGTGTTGAGCAAGGGATTACGTCAGCACATGGACCCCAAGGTCCGGGCGTACAGGTGTGGTTTCGAAGATGGCATGGCCCATGATTGGGGCAAGCGCCATATACCCGATCAGGACTACGAGGCAGGGTTTGCCCGTGGTTATGAATTAATTCAAATGATGGACGCGGCGAGTGTCGCAGGAGAAGTAGCATGAATGGTGTCGTAAAAATCCACGGTAAAGAATATAAGACCGTGGCACTTCGGGTCGCAGAGTTTAGGGCTAAACATCCAGACTTTACGATAGCAACTGAGATCGTAGAGGCTAATGATGTACTGGTTGTTATGAAGGCCACTATATCGGCGGCTGGAATGGTTATCGCTACAGGACACGCTGAAGAAGTACGGTCCGCTAGTAAGATCAATGCACAGGCCGCGATGGAAGTGGCGGAGAGTTCGGCAGTGGGTCGGGCCTTGGCATTCTTCGGGATGGCTGGCGAAGAACTACAGATAGCAAGCGCCGATGAAGTGGTCAACGCTATCCAACAGCAACAAGACACCGGGCCAATCATGGCTCACAACGAAGCACTACAGCGCAACTATGCGTCTGTGTACTTCATCAAAGAACACCTCGCATTGAAGGCATGGGAGGCTGTAGCAGAAGCATGGGGCGAGATCAGTAACGACGACAAGAAAGCATTGTGGGTCGCACCTAGTAAGGGCGGCATCTTCACAACTGCCGAGCGTAGTGATCTCAAATCAAATGAGTTTAACGAAGCACGTAAGCTAATCTTGGGAGAGACAGCATGATTTTAGGACGGGACGTACTATCAAACCCCGATCTTCGATTTAAGTTAAAGAACGCATCTTTTTTGAAATGGAAATCTAACGAAGACGACGAAGCACAATTTCAGGGTCGTGTCTTAGATGTCTCCGATGAAGCCCTCAAAGTAAATTATTACGAGTGGCTTTTTGGCAAAGAAAACGAGGCGGCGGCGATCTCCGATATGGAGTTAGATCGGTACATTTTTTTCGATTCAACAATGGAGTTGAGAGCAAACGCACATAAATCAATGCCAAAGGTAATTAGTGAAATGATGGGAGAGACAGCATGAGTAAGGAAAGAAGCACACAGTTTGAAAGGTTTTATTTGAAGGCTTGCGAAATAGTTGCATCGCAAGAAATTGCCTCCGGCGTGAGCCACCACGATCTAGCCAAAATGGGTAAGTCGTTAGCTG